TCAGAGCCGCAGGCTGAGATCGCGGCGCATGAGCGGAGCGGTGGCGCGGGCGCGACCGTACAGCGTCATCAGCGTGCCGACGACGCCTGCGACGGCCTGTACGATGGCGCCGACATCGCCACCGATCTGGCGCACCGCCTCGCTGGTGATGTCGAGCCCGATCAGCGGACCGAGCGCTGGCAGAATGGCGGCGGCAGCGGTGACGGCGGCGCCCCAAACAGTCAGCGAGTGACCCCACCATTTCGGTTCGGGCGTGGATGCGGTGTCGGTCATGGGTTCTTCTCCTTGGTTGAGGGTTGAGGACGGGTTGGTGGAGGATGGTGACGGCGGCCGGGCCTTCAGGAGCGCGCGTGCGGCGACCCGCGTTGCCGCCACGCGGTTGAGCCAACCGCGGCCGAAGCGCCAGAAGTGCGGCAAGGCGCGATAGCGTCGTTCGCGCACGGCGGCGTAGCGTTCGATGACTTGGGCGGCATTGGCCGTGTCGATTGCGCGGCGCGTGTGGGGACCGATGATGCCGTCTGCCTCGACGCCGAGAGCTTGCTGCAGCAGTCGAAGCGCACCGCCGACGCCGTGATTGACGGCCGCATCGAAGTGGAAGAGATCGAGCCCGGACGGCAGGACCGCGCATCCCGCAGGCTGCCAATAGCGTTTGCGATAAATGGTGTGGACATGATCCATAGGGATCGCGCGCAGTTGCGCGACGAGGCGGGCCCGAGACGACGCATCGAGCGTGGCGCCGGCGAAGGTGGCGTACGTCTTTAAAGTGATCCCGAAGTTCGTCGGTCCACCCGGGTCATAAGGATCGTCGCTGAAGCCGCCTTCCATCGTCAGCACGTGCGCCAGGGCACGCTCGAAAGCCCCGTTGGCGTCGGACGCACCCTGCGGTGCGACCGCGCTTGTCTCCGACGGCCAACGCAATGAAAGCAGCCGCGAGCGCTCGAACACGGCCACCGTGACCGCATTGCTTTGATTGCCGCCAAGGAGGACCAACCCCGCGTCTGTTTCGCCAACCAGGAAACCGACGTGTCCCAATGCCGGATCGGCCCCGCGCGACAGCACGGCGATGGCGCCGAGGCGCGGCGCATCGATCGATGAAGCCCATGCCAAGTACGATCGCGCCCGCAGTGAGCCTGCCGCGCGGACGCCGGATCGCTCCAGCATCGCGCCGGCAAACGCCGCGCACCACGCTGTCTCGTCGTTGGTGACGGATGGATGACCGGCATCGCGGAAATAAGCCGCGATGCGCGCGTTGTCGCCAGCGCCTGCGATTTCCTTTTGACCAAGTTCGCGCCAGGCCGCCGCGAGCCACGCCGGTTGGTCCTGCATTGTCATCCCCGACTCAGAGTGTTGCAGCGCGCGCCGAGCCGCGGCGGCCGTTGCCGGCAAGTTGATAAACGCGCACGTCGACGGCGCTCTGCGGCGCGCCGAAGTCGGCGATTTGGGCGGCAGCGGTGTACAGTGCAGACGGGACGGATGTGGTGATGACGCGCTTCACGGATGGCCCGGCAAGAATGTCGACCTCGTAGCGCTCGCTCGTCTCCGAAAGCGGCACGTCGCCTTCCGCCCAGCTGTCGCCGCCACTGCGGGTTCGACGTATCCACGATATCGCGACATCGTTGCCGTTGCGGACGGCGCGCACATGCGCCGGTGCGTATGGAACGGCGCCCGTGCCACGAAAGGCGTGTGCGAGCGGAACGTAGGCGGCGTCGCCGACGTCACGCGCGGCCGGCCCATAGCGCCAGTTGAGGGCAAGTTCGACATCGGCGGCGGCGAGCGGCAGCCGCACCACGTTTTCGTCGAGCATCACGAACGGCGCGCCGGCGGCAAGTGAAATTCGGCGCGCGTGTTCGCTACCCGCTTGCCCGCGCAGGAGACCACTCAAGTCGTAGGTTCCCGGCCCGACCAGGGTCGCGGTGAGAAACTGGAAGACTTCCCACGCCCCTTCCGGGGTGCGCACGGCGGCTAGATTCGAGCCGGCAAAAGCTTGCAGCGGACTGACGCTGAGGAGACTGCCGTCGCCAACATCGACGCGCAGACGGTTGGCATGATCGAACACGCCAAGGGGGCCCGAGGCCAACGGCGTGAGGGTTAGACCCATTGTTGCCCGTGTCGGGGCGAGGCCGCGCAGCGCAAAGCCCGTCACCTCCGGCGACGAATAGATTGCGATACCGCCCGGCCAAGGCGTCTGGGTCGCTGCGACATAACCCGCGTCGACCGGTTCGTCACCGCGCAGCAGCGGAAGATCGAGAAAGAAGGCCGCCGGCTGCCCCGTGTAAATCTCCGGCAACGTCAAGGTTTCGCGCGCGCCCGATGGCGAGCCCAGATAAATGTCCGGATCGTAGGCTCGGCCCTCGGTGTCGCGCGCGCCATGATCGCCGATTTCCGTCACGCGCAGTTGCCGCGCCGCGCCCTGGCCGGTCAGCGTGAGCACGTCGCCGGGTTCGACCGCGAGGCGGCTCGGCGGCAAGCTGAGCGCGAAGCGTTCGCGCATCGACCAGGTTTCGAACAGCCACGTCTCGGCGAGCGGCTGCGCCGTCAGCGCATCCATCATCACCGGCAGATCGGCCTGCGCGACGCGTCCCGAGGCGCCGGCCAGCCGGCGTGCCTCGGCAACAGCGGGTTGATAATCCCGATCCGGATCGATGTAGGTGATCTTGGCGCTCGCCGGCAAATCCGTTTCCTGGCCGCGCGTCAGCGTCAGGAGCGGATCACCGGGCTTGGCTTCCACGAGGTCGCCAACCGCGATCGTGGCCGCCGCGGCGGTTGCTCCACGCGGGCGAAAAGCGACCCGGCCGTCGCTCTCCAGAATGTCGAAGAAATAGGCGAGTTCCAGCGGCTGCAACGCTTCGCGCGCCGACATCACGCGATCGACGACGTAGCCCTGCACGGTCCCCGGCATCGCATCGATCGCAAAGCGGTCGAAGCCATAGTCGGTGAGCAGAGCCGCCAGCGTCGTGTCGAGCGCGCCGCCCGCGAGGCGTCCGTTGAGCCAGTGTCCGAGCGGCCAATTCGTGCCGTCGCCCCAGACGTCGAGAGCTGCGGGAAACGCCGGATAAGGCCGCGCATCCCAGCAGTAGGGCAAGATGCGATCGATCGCGACCATGCGGCCGCCGTAGACTGGTGAGATTGGATTAGCGCCAGGATCGAAATCAGGATCGGAGGGATCGAAGACGGAGATCATCGCATCGATCGTGCGGCGCTGGATCAGATCATCGCGGGTGCCGCGCGAAAAATAGGGCAGCGCGTTTTCCGAACTCTTCGGATCGACAAAGACATTCGGCTGGTTGGCTCCCTTGTCCACGGCGGGACAGCCAATCTCGGTCAGCCAGAAGGGTTTCGAGCGCGGCACCCAGGACGTGGGGGTTGCGCTTTCAATACCGCCCGGCCGATTGACGTGCGGATTTGCCCACCACGAAGCGATGTCCTTGTAACGGAACACCCACGGCTTGCCCGCTCCGTCGGTGATCGGCGTGCGCACCTGCGCCGCGCGGTCAACGTCACTGGCATAATACCAATCGAAGCCTTCGCCGCCGCGCACGTTGGCGCGCAGATACTCCGGATCGTGGATCGTGCGCCAGCCGGCTTCCGCATCAGCATGACCAGCGCCATCGCGCCAATCGGCAAGCGGCCAATAGCAATCGATGCCGATAGCGTCGATCGAAGGCGAGGCCCACAACGGATCGAGATTGAAATAGACGTCACCGCTGCCGTCGCCCGGCTGGTGGCCGAAGTATTCCGACCAGTCGGCCGCATAGAGGACCTTCGTCGCCGCGCCGAGCACGGCCTTGACGTCAGCAGCGAGCGCGATGAGCGCCGTGACGAACGGATAGGCGGAAGCAGTCGAGCGGATGCGCGTCAGGCCGCGCAATTCCGAACCGATGACGAAGGCTGCGACACCGCCTGCGGCCTTGGCCAGATAGGCCTGATGCAGCACCATCCGGCGCAACGACCACTCCGCCGGACCGGAATAGACCACCGTTTTTCCACTGAGCGCGAAGTGCGCGGTTGAGGCCGTGCCGACGAACGCTGCGATCTGCGCGGCGGCGGCCGCGGTCTTGTCGGGCGTGCCCGCCTGCCCCGCTGCCGGATGGCACGTGATCCGCCCGCGCCAGGGATAGGCTCCCTGGGCGACTGCACCATACGGATCCGGCAGGGCGTTGCCTTCCGGTACGTCCATCAGAATAAAGGGTGTCAGGATGACGTCGAGGCCGCGCGCCCTCATGTCCTCAATGGCCGCGACGACGGTTTGATCGGACGGCGTGCCGCCATACGCCGGCCGGCCCTCGCGCGTTGACACCACATATGCGGCTGCGCGCGGGATACCGGCGACCGACCACGTCAGTGGCGCCGTTGTCTTTTGTGTTCGCTCCACGCCGGGCCTCAGCTGGCACAGGCCGGCGCGCAGATCGGTTCCGAACCAACTGACGACGAGCGACACAGCCGACAGATGGGGCAGCGCCGCTTGCATCTGATCGAGCGCCACCTGCCAATCGGTGCCACCGGTCAGCGTGTGCACATTCTCCGAACGCGCGCGGCCCAGCCCGAACGTCTGCGCGACCGGCTCGGTCGCATAGACGAATTCGCCCGAACCCGGGATCAGCACGACACCACGGATTTTTTCAGCCGTGCGGTCTACCGGACGCAGCACCTCGAACGAGAGTTGCGGAATGCGATTGCCGAAGTCGGCGAGCGGCAGATCCTGAAACACAATGTAGGCCGTGCCACGAAAGGCGGGCGCGGCACCCGCGCCAAGGCGGGCGCTAATCAGCGCATCGGCGGCCTGCGCTTCGCTGCCGGTATAGAGACGATACAAAAGCCGCGACAGATCCAGTTCGCGACCATCGGCCCACACCCGCCCAATTCCGGAAATTTCACCCTCGCACAGCGCCACGGCGAAGCTTGCCGAATAACGATATTCAACGGATTTGGATGCCGCGCCCGACGCGCCGCCGAGGCCCTTGCCGCCGCCGCCCGATGAGGATGTCACTTGCTGCTCGGCAATTGCATCGGCCCAGATGACCTGACCACCGACGCGCGCGCGGCCATAGATGCGGGGGATGGCGGCGCCTTCCGTCGAGGCCGTCAGATGCACGCTTTGCAAGCGAGGTCCTTCGACCACCTTGCTGCCGTTGGCGCCAAAGAGCGCGTTATCGACATATGAGCCGGCCAGCGCGCCGATTTGTGAACCCAGAGCCGCGCCGGACAGTGTCGCGCCGAGCAGCGAGACGCCGCCGGGCAGCAACGCGCCGCCCGCCGCCGCGCCGACGGCAGCCAACGCTAGTGTCGCCATGAGACATGCCTCGTTGAGCAATCAATCGGGAAAGCGGAAGGCGCCAGCAAGCCGCCGGTGCCACCATGGTGTAAAGGCCACCTCGGCTGCGTGTGCGCCTTCCATGGCGTGGATCATGGTGGCGTCCGACGCCATGATCGCGGCGTGTTTGGCGATCGTCGTTGTGCGCAGACGAAACACGATCACGTCGCCGGGCGCGATCTCAGATAACGGCACGGCAACCAGATGCCGGCTCGCCGCATCGAGCAAAGTTTCGCGCCCGTCGGTTTCGCCCCAATCGCGCGCGTAGGCCGGGGTGGCTTCGGGTTCGTGTCCCATCACCTCGCGGAAAACGCCGCGGATCAGGCCGAGGCAATCGGCGCCGACGGCTTTGACGCTCGCCTGATGATGGTAGGGCGTGCCGATCCAACTCCGCGCGCTGGCGACGACGGCGGCGCAGCGCGCATTCAATACTTGGTTCATGTCCGCCTCACGATGTGCCCCGCCGCACGATCGCGGTCAGGAAATCGTTGCCCGGCATGTGCGGGAAGCCGCGAAAATTGGCGATGTTGGCGAACTTCGTCCGGCACGTCGTCTGGGACTTGTCGCATCCGGCCGTGACGGTGAACGTCTGACCGGCGACGAGCGGGTCGCGCACCGGCTGCCACAGGTCGAGTTCGGCCGTCGCGCTACCCCGCGTATGGCGTCGAACCTCGATCTTCTGCCCGGCCGCCGCGCCCGACGTGAACGTCACCAGGCCGCGCGTGAACCAATCGGTGGCGAAGGCCGCCAGACCCGACGCGGTGATGCGCCGCTGCGACACGACCGTCACGACCGTACCCGTTCCGTTGAGCGTCGCGCTCGCCAGCGCCACGCCGCAGCGCGCGTCGCCCAGATCGGCATCGCAGGTGTATTGATAGACGCGCCCCTTCGGCTGCTGCAGATAGTGGGAAAGACCGCGAACTTCCGCTGAGAACGCGCTGCCCGCGCGCTTGACTTCACCCAGCGTTCCAGCCCGCATCAGCGAGCGATCGGCAACGTTCATCCAGTTGACGCGAAAGATCTCGACCTCCGCGTCATCGTAAATGCCGCTCGAAAGGTCCGCATCGGCAAGACTCGTCGACGACAACGCGCCGGTGACTTCGAGGTTGTCGACAGACAACCCGAGGCTCTCGCGAACTTCGCTGGCGTCGAAGCCGGCGGCCGCCTCGAAGGTCGTGCCGTCGAAGACGAGGTCGCGATCATGATCGGTGAAGCCTTGCCGGATCCCGTCGCGGCGCGACAGCCGCCAGCACCAGCACAGGGTCGTCGCACCTGTCTGCAAGTGCGCGACAAGGCCTGGCGGCAGCGTTTTCATCGGCGCACCTCGACGATGGGAATGTTGGGAATGGCGCCATGCTGGAAGCCGCTGAGCGAGATTTCCAGCCGGTCGGTATCGAAGCGGACGGGCACGTCGAACGCAAACCCGGCTGTCACCGCCGCGCCAGCACCCGGAATGCTGCCACTGAGAAACGTGATCACGCCCGTCGCGGTGTCGACCGTGAAGTGCGTGCCTGCCGCCTTTTCGATGCCGGCGACTGCGATGCGCACGGTCCCCGCGACCGGCTTCTTGATCTCGCGCGTCCACGGCGCGAAAGCGTTGCCGTAGATCTTGACGAGCTGGAACGTCGAAAGCGTTCCGTCGCCCGTCCCGATGCTCTGGTCCAGCGGGGTGATCGCCTGCTGCGGGGGTACGGACCTGTTGTCCAAATGATCGCGCCAACGGAAGCCGTAGAGCTTGCCGCGCCGCTCCTCAAAGAATGCGATCACCGCGTGCAGGTCGTCGAGCGACTTGATGCCGTAGCCGGCATTGTACGTGCGGCGGCTGTCGGCCCAGCGCGCGTTGCGCTCTTCGTGGCCGGAGCCGAGCACGACGACATCCGTGCGCCGTTCCGGGCCGCCCTGCGCTCCGCGCGAAATCGCAGTCGGGAAGCGCACCTCGTGAAAACTCATGGCCGCATCCTGTGCTTAAAGGTTGCGCTGTCCGAGCGCTGCCGCGCGGGCCAGCATGGCCGACAGTTGTGCTTCCGAACGACGGAAGCTGTCGGCATCGTTGGCCGTCACGTTGAAGACGATCTGCATGCCCTGGGCGCGGGGAGCCGCGACGCCGAGGCGGCCATCCGGTCCGCGCGACAGCGGCATGATCGCTTCCGCGCCGCGTTCTCCAGCAATGCCCATCCGACCGGAGCCGAGGGGAAACGCAATCGGGCTCTGGATGACGCCGCCGCTGGCGAAAGGCACGGGCAGTCCGCCTTGAAACGCACCGCCCTTGGCGAACCCGAAGCCCCCCGAGACGAGACCCGCAAGCGCGTTGCCGAAGCCTTGCTCCAGCGGTTTGAACGCGGCTTTCAACACAAGGTCGGAGAGCCGCAGCGCGAGACCTTTCAGGACATCGGCGACCGATCGCCCCTTGATGGCGATGCCCTCGAACGCATTGATCAGCGAACTTGAGAATTGCCGTCCGAGGGACGCAGCCGCGCGCAGTTCCGTCTGCAGCGCGGTCGTATCGGCGTCGATGGCGACCGTCCATGTCTCGACGGGAGAATTGAAATCGGTCATGCGGCGGTCACCTCATGGGGAAACTGGTCATCGAAAAGCTGGTCATCGGGAAACTGGTGCATCAGGTCTGCAAGTTCGCGCCGCGTCGGCGAATTGGGTTGCATCGACGTGCCAAGACGACCGCGCAATGCCGCATCGAATTCGCGCGGCGTCATGGACCAAAAGACGTGTGGCGGCAGGCCGAGCACGCCGAGCCCCGCCGCCATCACGTCGTCCCAGGGAAAGGGGCGCGCTCCGCGTCCGAGCCGCCCTCCGTCTCCGCCTTGGCCGAACCGCGCGCTTCGCCGGCAAAGGTCGCGTTGAGCAGCCGGGCAACGATCTCGACGTAGCCTGCCGCGCCACCCGCGCTCGCCATGCGCGCGACCGCCTCGTTGGCGACTTCGTGACCAGCGCCGCGCAAGCCCGCTCCGATAATGCGCACGCAGTCGCGCGCCGAGATGCGGCCTTTCTCGAAGCGCGTCGCCAGCGCCAGCATGTCTTCGTCGCCGAACGCCGCCTCCAGTTCCGCCAATGCACCGAGCGTCAGGCACAGCCGGTAGGTTCGCCCGTCGAGCACGGCTTCGATCTCGCCGCGATACAGATTGACCATGCGTTTCTCCTCACAGCGCCGCGAACGTGACTTCGCCGGCACTCTCAACCGCGATCTCGAAGGCGACCTCGCCGTCGTGGCGTCCGGTCAATTCAAACGACGTGATCTGGAACGGGGCTTTGATGGTGCCGAAGTCGGGCACGACGACTTGCCACTCACGGATGGTGCCGTTGAAGACGTAGGACCGCACCAGTTCGTCGGACGCGGCGTCCTTGAAAATGCCGGCGCCCGTCAACCGCACCGACTTGACGCCGGCTCCCGCCAGGAGTTCACGCCATTGGCCGGCGCTTTCCTGATGCGTGACGTCGACCGTCTCGGCGTTGAACGCGATGGCGCGCGATCGCAAACCGGCGATCGTCGTGAACACGCCCGTGCCCGTGCTATCCGCCTTGAGCAGCAGGTCCTTGCCTTTTTGTGCAGCCATGTGTGGGGGTCCTTATTGCATGGCGCCATCCGACTCCGCTGACGCGGAGCCGGCCGGATGGCGCGGGAGGGGTGATGGCGCCGTGCGGCTCCCTGCGGGGAGCCGGAATTTTTTCGTGGCGCAGTGCGACTCCGCTGGCGCGGTGCTGGCCGCCAGGCGCGTTGTGAGCCAATCCCAGAACGTCATCCCGGCGCGCGGAGCGAAGCGAAGCCGGCCGGGACCCAGACAAGTTTCAGAGAGACATGTGTTTTGGCACGGACCACGACCGTGCACGCGGGCGCGACTTTCTTCGCACTCACCGTTGACTGGGTCCCGGCCTTCGCCGGGATGACGTCTCTAGCTGGCGCCCGGCGGCTCCCTGCGGGGAGCCGGAATTTTTTTGTTGCGCAGTGCGACTCCCCTGCGGGGAGCCGGCCGCACGGCGCGGGAGAGAGATCAGCTGGGTTCAGTCACGGCGCGCAGGCGCATTAGGCCGCGCGAGGTTTCGCCGTCGGCGTCGCGACGGATCTCGGAGAATTCGTGGCGCAGATTGACCAGACGTGCGCCGGCCACGTTCAACGCCGCGTTATCGAGCGTGCTTTCGATCGCCGACAGAATGCGGTGCACCTCGCGCTCTCCGTTGGCGCGCGACCATACGAGAACGGTGAGCAGATGCTCGTGGCCCTCATCGCTGCCGGTACTCCAATCACGCACCGTGCTCTCGCCCAGCGTAATGTATGGGAGCGCGGCTCCGCGCGGTACCTCGTTATAAATGCGGCCGGCGCCGAGCAGCGCCGTCAGCGCGGCATCAGAACCGAGCGCCGCATAAACCGCCTTCTGCAATTCAAGGCTTGGCATAGTCATGGTGCGGTCTCCTGATCTTGACCGGAGAGCGGCTCGTTCCTTCTGCCGGAGCGCGGTTCGTTGTTTTGGCCGTATCCCGACGGTTTGGATCGACCAGAGCGCGCCACCGCGTCCGTGACGAGACGCGCGACGCGCCGTGCCGCACGTGTGAAGCCCTGTATTTTCACGTTCGTTGCCAATTTCATCGCGTGCGCTCCTCGGTCAGGCAGACGAGGAAGCGATGCGCCTCCTCGACGTCGATGACGGACTTGATGTCGAACACCCGCGTGCCCAGGCGGAAGCGCTGCGGCGCACCGATGCCTGCGCGATAGCGGATTGTGATGTCGTGCGTGACGCGGCCGGCGAGGCCACCCGCGTCCACGATTTCGGTGCCGCTGCGCGGATGGATCGCGGCCCAGACTTCGGCGACGAGCGTCCACGTCACGATCGAACCGCCGGCGCCGTCGGGGGCGGCAACCGCTTCTTCGAGCGCCAGGCGCTGGCGCATCGCGGCAATCGACACGCGGCTCATAGGCGCGGCACCGAATAGGGCCGCAGGAGTTGCGACACGGCGCCAGGAATAGCGGTTGCCGGATCGCCGATCTCGATGGGATCGCGATGTTCGTACCAATGCGCCACGAGTAGTTTCAGCGCCTGGCGGATCGGCTCGGGAACCGCAGCGGCGAGAGTGCCGAAGCCAGCGGTGAATTCGATCTCGATGCCAGCGGCGGCGCGGCCCGGTGCCGGCCAGGTGCCGCTGGCTAAGACGAGCCGGGGGGGAAAGCCGGTGCCGTCGAGGATATAGTTTGACGGATCAAAAACCGTTGGCGTGCCGTTCGCCGCGCGGGTCCGCACTGCCGTCACCGCGCTAACGGGCCGCATCGGAATGGCGAGCGTGCCGGCCGCCGGCCAGGCGTCCAGAACGAGCGTCCAATCCTGTGCCGTCAACGCAAGACCGAGGGCCGCTTCGACGTGCAGCCTTGAGGTGATGATGAGGCTCGTGACGAGTGCGTCGTCCGCCGCCGTCTCCAATCTCAAATGCGCCTTTGCTTCGGCGAGTGACAGCGGTTCCACTGCCGGTCCGCTGCGATAAACCAACGCCATGATGCACTCCTCTTTCGCGGTGCGCTCCTTGACAAGAAAACGGGACCGCCACCGGCAAACCGGCAACGGTCCCGCAGTCTCCGCGCGAGGGGAGGAGCACCAGCACGCGGAATTCAGATGTCTTGTGGGGTCGTGGGGTCAGACCCCAAGTTGGGTCCCGCCGAAGGCCGCGACACCCCCTCTCCCCATTGCTCTTGCAATGGGGAGAGGGCCGGGGTGAGGGGCAGCCGCGAGTGAGATCGCGGGTGCGGTCACCTGCTGGTATGAGCGGCAGCGTTAGTGGGGTGTGCGACAGCAGTGCGGATGCTGCCCCTCACCGGTCAGGACTGCCCCTCACCCTAACGCTCTCCCCGCGCGCGGGGAGAGGGGATGCGCGGCGGCGGTTGCGGGGTACGAAGTCTGGAATAGCAACGGCGAGTCGTGGGGTCAGACCCCAAGTTGGGGTCTGACCCCGTTCCCCCCGTTCCCCCCGGGATGACAGTCGTAGGGTCTGACCCCGTTCCCCCCGGTGGAATAGCAAACGGTGTCACCCACCCTCAAACGTCATCCCGGCGAAGGCCGGGACCCAGTCAACGATGAGCGGTAAAGCCTTCGCGTCCACGTCCCGCACCGTGGACGATGCGGCGCGATCCGCGCTGTTGTTACTTGTCTGGGTCCCGGCCGGCGTCGCTGCGCCGGGATGACGTTTGTTGAAAGCGTGACATCGAGCGCTACACAGCAAACTTCAGGAACTTGATCGCGTCGAAGTCGCGAATGCCACCGCCGACGCGCTTGGTTGTGTAGAAAAGCACGTACGGCTTGGCGGAATATGGGTCGCGCAGCACACGAATGCCGACGCGATCAACGATCAGGTAGCCGCTGGCGAAGTCGCCGAACGCGATCGCGAGACTGTCGGCTGCGATGCCGGGCATGTCTTCGGCCTCGACCACGGGATAGCCGAGCAGCTTGGAGGGCTGCGCCGCATCGCCCGAGGGTTGCCAGATGTAGGAGCCGTCGGCGTCCTTCATCTTGCGCACCGTGCTGAGCGTTGAGCGATTCATGACGAACGAGCCGTTCGCACGGTAGGTTCCCTTCAGCGCGTAAACCAAGTCGATCAGTTTGTCGGCCTGGTTCGTGGCCGGGAAGGCGCCAGCCACACCCGAGGTCACGAAGCCGACGTTGCCCCATGTCCAGGACGCGTTGGCGATCGTCGGGTAGGTGAGGAAGCCCTTCGGCTTGTTGACGCCGTCGCCGGAGATGAATGCCGTGCCCTCCTGCTGGGCGAATGCGACGCGCACCTCCTCAGCAAGCCAGGCGTCGATATCGACGACGGCATCGTCGAGGATGGCCTGCGTCGCCGCCGGCATGGCATAGAGTTCCATCGTCGGAAACGAGAGTTCGGCCAGCGTCGGCGTGTTGGTCTGCGGCCGCACGGCCGCCTCCCCAACCCAGCCCGTTGCCGCGCCTGTCGTGGCGAACGGCACCTTGTAGATCGAGCCGGAAACCTGGCGGATGCCCGCGATCGATCGGATCGGCGACACCGTCTTCAGCGCCGTGTTGACCGCGCTTTCCGTTGCTTTGGGAACCAGGAAGCCGCCGTCAGCGTCGACGCCGACCGAGAGTGCCTTATGTTCGAGCGCCGTCAGGTTGGCGCTTTCCCCTTTGCGGACGTAGCCGTCGAAGGCCTGCTTGTGAGCCAGTTCGGCCAATGGTTTGGCGTCGCGGTCGCCGAGCGGCGCGCGGGCCTGCTTCAGCGCCAGGGCGTCCATCGACTTTTCGATGCGGGCAAGCTTCTCCGCCGTCACCGCATCTTGCGCACCGCGCTGTTCGATTTCGGCCAGCCGGCGGTCATTGTTATCCTTGAAGGCCTCGAAGGCCTGCATAAGGTCGTCCATGTCCCGGCCGAGGCCGGCTTTGGTTTCAATCGCGTCCATTGTGTTGTTGTCCTTGATCAGGAGGTTGCAGACTTGATGAGCGCGGTCAGCCGGCGCATTGCCGCCTGCGCATCCACGGGCCCATCGCTTTCGGCATCACGCCCCGCATCCCGCCGAGACTTCAGACCGTCGTAACCCCGGCGCATCACGCTCAGGGCTTGAGAGCGCGTGAAGCCGGCATCCCGCACAAGCCAACGCTCGAACTGACGTTCGGTCGGCAGTGCACCGCCGAACGGAGAAGATTTGACGCCGTGAACGCGGGCGCCCGGCATCATCGGAAAGGTCACGATCGAGACTTCCCAGAGTTCCAATTCAAGAATGCGGCGCGTGCCGGAGCGGGCGTCGCGGCGGGTGCGCTTTGCCTTGAAGCCAATCGACAGTCCGTCGATGGCGCCGGCCCGCATCAGGAAAAGAACGTCGCGCGCCTTTTCGGTTTCGAGCGTCAGGCGTCCGCGCACGCGCAGGCCTAAGGTGTCTTCCTCGATACGCTCCCAGACGCCGATCGGGAGCGCCGGATCATGCTGATAAAGCATGCGCACGCCCGCCGCCCCACGCTCCGAGAGACTTTGCCGGAACGCGCCCGGCAGGATCACGTCGCGGGTGAGATCCTCGCGATTGAACAGGCTGGCATAACCTTCGAAGACACCGCTTGCGTCGGCCTCCGTCAGGTCGAGCGGCGTGAATTTCAGTTCCGGCGCCGGGCCAAAGACGTTCGTGTGTGTCATGCTGTGCTGTCCGCAAAATGCAAAAGGAGCCCCGCTGGCTTCTTTTTTAAACGTTAGGCGTCCGCAAGCCGCGATCCGGGGTTCCACCAGTTGTCCGAAGTAGCGTCCGAAAGGACCCGCCGATCGTCGCCCGACAGCCCTTCGTCGACCCACTGCCCGCCATCCGGCTGCCCGCGCGGTGCGCGGGGCTGATCGGAGCGATACGCACATGGTGCCTGGCATTAAACTCGGTGCCTGGCACCGATGCATCGCTCCGCCGTCAGCCGCCCGCTACGGCTTCACCCGTGTCATCACTTCGTCTGCGGATGCCACCACCACATCCCGCGTTCTTCCAGTATGCGCTCGGCTTCCTGTTCGCCAATTTCCGTCAATACGACTTCCGGGCGAGCAACGCTAAAGCCTACTCCGCTGCGGGCGTCTACCCACATTTCGGTCTCTGGACGAAACTTGAGATGCAAAGCTATTTGCTCTACTTCTTTCTCGGCTGCTTTTAGCGGAATTTCGTAAAAACCCGTAGGTATCGAGGACATTTCAATCGCAACTAGTCCTTGACGGATGAGGTTACGCACCGCCTCTTGAACCGCGGAAATCTCATCTTTGTTTCCTTTGCGGTCTGTCGTCTTATGGAGCAACAAAGGAAAATCCTGGTGGCCTTCCTCCAACTCAGACAGCATCCGCATCTCGAGTTCGCTAAGGTCGTACATAATTAGTCTCCTGCAATAGCACTGTCGGGAATAGTAATGTGTTCTCCTTCAGCTCTCCCGTCCTTGACTCGATATCTGTAATAGTACCGGTTCAAATGCTTTTGCGTAGGATCAGTGCGGAAACGTTTCCTTGGCAGTTCCATAATCCTCACCTCTTCCTCAGTCGCGAAATTCCGAAGAATGATCCCCTTTCCTCTCTTTGCCGGGCTCACCAACACAAATCCTCTCTCACTCAGCTCCTGCCGCAACCGGTTCACGCCCCAGTCAGGATTCGTATTCGGGACGGCGTCGCGGAGCAACTCCCTCAGCCGCGCCGAAGCTTCCGCCGCTTCCGCTTCGCGTGCCCTTATCGCTCCTTCGGCAGTCTCGGTAAAACTGGGTGTGGGCTTCCACTCTGGATCGCGCTCCCTGACACGCCGCAACGCCTCGCGGGCCTGTCCCTCCGCGATCGTGTATCGAGCCGCCTGCGCCGGCGACATCTCCGGTAATCCACCGGGCCGCCCGCGTCCGCCACTGCGGGCTTGCGCAATCTGCGTCTCGTCTACGCGCCGACGCCGGTCGCTGCCAGACAGTCCTTCATCGACCCATTGGCCGCCATTCGGCTGGCCGCGCGGAACACGTGGCTGATCCGAGCGATATTTCCGCAGCCGGTCGGCAAACTCTCCACTCCGCTCAGCGGCCGGCTCTGCGAAAGTAGAGCAACCGGGCGCAGTAACTTCCGCGCCCGGCGGCCGGCTCCGCGACAGCGGAGTCGCCGGGCGCAAATTTAAAAAGGGCGAGAGCGCTCCTCCTTCCCCTCGTCGATGGGTGAGTACCCCGCCGCTTCGCGCTTTTCATCGCGAGTCAAGAACGTCGCCGCATCGAGCCGTCGCCACAACGCCTCGCGTTCGAACGTGAGGGCTTCGACCTCATCGAGGTTCGGCTTGAAGGCCAGACCCTGGCCGTAGGCTGGAGCCAGCCAGCCGGTGAAGGCCTTCGCCGTGCGGTTGACGAGCGGCAGCACAGTCTGGCGCCAGAACGAGCGTGTCGCTTCCTGGTAGTTCGAATAGGTATTGTCGCCGGGGATGCCGAGCAGCATGGGCGGCACGCCGATGGCCAGCGCAATTTCGCGCGCGGCAGAATTCTTGGCCTCCATGAAGTCCATGTCGCGTGGCGACAGCGACAGCGGCTTCCAGTCCAGCCCGCCTTCCAGCAGGAGCGGCCGGCCGGCGTGCCTGGCGCCCTGAAAATTTGTCTCGAGTTCCGATTTCAGTCGCTCGAATTGTTCCGCCGTCATCCGCGCGCCGCCGCTGCCGTAGATAAGCGCGCCGGAGGGCCGCGCGGAGTTATCGAGCAGAGCCTTGTTCCAACCGGCGGCGGTATTGTGGATGTCGATTGCAACGGCGGCCGCCTCGATCGGGCTCAAGCCGTAGTGATCGTTGACCGGATGAAACAGTTTCATGTGCAGGATCGGCGCGACGCCGCCGGGTCCATCGACGCCACCGGCGAACCGCACGCTCTGCCCGTTGGCTGTATATTCAAATCCTTCCGGCCAGCCTTCGCGACCGGGAATGATCTGCATGCGGTCGGGACGCAGCGTGTGGACTTCGCGCACCTTGTCGCCGACCGTTACGGCTTCGGCGTAGGCGTTGCCCGACACGAGCAGATAGCCGTACCAGCTCTCGAAGAAGTCCGCCGACGTTTGCCCCGCATTCGGCAGCGCGAGCAGATCGAGCAGCGGATGGGCTACCTGCTCATGTTGGCCCTCATAGAGGATCAGCGGGATCGATGCGGCCGCTTCCGCAATCATGCGCACCGAACGATAAACAATCGGATTTTGCATGTAGCCCTCGCGCGCGAAGGTCTGATAGTCGCGCGGTGTCCAGATGGGACGGCCCAACGTTTCGAGTGCGATGACTGGGCCGGTGCGCGTTGCCTTTTGCTCGTGCGGGGGCGCCAACCCGTTGCGCGGCGACGCCAACATTCGGGCGATCCGGTCGGTCCATCTTGGCATCTTATATCCTTGATTTGGCGCCGTGCGACTCCGCTGACGCGGAGCCGGCCGCACGGCGCGGGATGGGTGATGGCGCCGGGTATAGAACCGGGAACCGGGGTCAGACCCCTCAAAAGGGGTCTGACCCCAATTCCCCCCGCGCCCGGCGGCCGGCTCCCCGCAAGGGGAGCGACGGGCGCCAGCTAGAAACGTCATCCCGGCGAAGGCCGGGACCCAGTCAACGGTGAGTGCGAAGAACAGTGCGTCCGCGTGCACGGTCGTGGTTCGTGCCGAAACGTGCGACTCTCTGAATCTTGTCTGGGTCCCGGCCGGCTTCGCTTCGCTCCGCGCGCCGGGATGACGTTCTGGGGTTGGCTCACACCGCGCCCGGCGGCCGGCTCCCCGAAAGGGGAGTCGCCGGGCGCAAAGCAAAAGAGCCGCGCCCGGCGGCCGGCTCCCCGCAAGGGGAGTCGCCGGGCGCAAAGCAAAAAACCGCCGGGCGCAAAGCAATAACAACTTACAAACTCCGGATGCCGGGTCGGGCGGGCGCGGACAATTTCAGATCCGTGACCGCCCACACGAGCGCGTCGAGACGGTCGGGGCTGCGACCGTTGGCGCGGCCGTCGCCGGTGAAGGCGAGCATCTGCGCTTCGAGTTTGTCGAAGCGGCCGACGTGCGCAACGCGGCCTTCCGCGTAGAGCGCCGCCACGGGTTCGGCGCGCAGCCACTTGCCGCGCGTCGCCGTCACTTTGCGGACCGGCACATTATCGTCCATCTGTTTCAGGATCGCGACCACGAGGTCGCCGCCCTGATTGGTTTCCGCCACGATGTGGTCGGCCGCAAATTCGTGATAGGCGGCAACCGCGGCGCGCGCCCACACGTGCGGTTCGCGACCTTGCAGCGTGCGGTCGGCGAGTACGACCACGCGGCCATCCTCCGTCTCGCCCGCCACGACGATGCCGCACGCATCCGATGTCGCCGTCGCGGTTACCGGCGGATCGACGGCGACAACGATGCGGCACAGGTCCGGCACCGCCGTCAGCCGCGCGTTTTCGATCCAGTCCCTTCGCCACAGGGCGCCGGTTTCGCCTTCGACAATTTCGCCGTTGAGTTCCTGCCGCCCGAGCACCGAGCCGTGATAGCGCCGCTCCATTTCGGCAACGAATCCCGGCGCGAGATGGTCAGCATTGTCGTGCGTCGCAGCCCGCATGGTCACGGTTGCCGGATCGGCGATCAGCGCTTTCAGGAACGGCAGCGGGCGCGGCGTCGTCGTCACGCAGATCCTCGGTGTCGTGCCCAGCCGGAGTGCAAACTGCAGCATGTTCCACACCGCGTCCGGCTCGCGCCATTTCGCGATTTCATCGCACCAGGCGAATTCGAATTGCGGGCCGCGCAGGCTGTCGGGGCTTTCGGCCGAGAACACATGCGCCACCGATCCATTCGGCCACACGAGGCGGCCGTTGGAGGATTGAAACTGCGGCCGCTCGCTTGCGGGATGTACGGCCAGCAAGCCCGAGGCGCCTTCGATCATCACGCGGCGGACATCGGCGAACGTCTCGCCAATCAACGCGATGCGGCGCGGCGGCGAGCGGCGATCTTGTCGCCAAAGCCCGAGTGCCTCAGCGCGCACCCATTCGGCGCCCGCGCGGGTCTTGCCGGCGCCGCGTCCGCCGAGCAAGAGCCAGACGCGCCAAGCCTGCGCGTCGTCCGCCGGCGGCAATTGATCGACACGCGCCCAGATCCGCCAGTCGTGATAGAGGCGGCCAATCTCGGCGTCGGTGAGATCATTCAGGCTTGACGGTCGTTTCGAGCCACTTGGCGCTGAGCCGCTCAAGACGCTCCGCAATCTCGCGACGCATCCGGTCGGCTTCGGCACTGTCATGGCTGGCGCCTCCATCAGACGTTTCGGGTGCCTTGCTCTGCGCTTCGGCGAGATCCGTCACGCGCTCGAAGGCGGTCAGCGTCGAGGTCAACGCCTTGGCGGCGCGTTCCTGTTCTTGCGGGGACATGTCAGGTGAGTTGGTCATGTTGCTTTCCATCTTTTCCAGGAGCCGGTCGACAATGCGGTGAAGGCGATCCAAGCGCTGCGCGTGCGTTTGCGCCGGCGTGTCGTGCCGTGGGGCCGTACCCGAGACCGGCGGCCTCGCCGTTTCTCCGTCTGGCGCGGCCGTCTGCGGGGGCGCACGCGTGTGCGGGATCGAACGCAGCGGCACATCGGCCGGCGTCTTCACCCGCGCCGTTGAGCGCATCCGCCAATTCTCGATTGCGATCTGGTCGTAGAGCTGCTGACGCCCGAGGCCGAACCGCGTGATGATGCGGCTCACGGATTCGGACGTGTCCTCATAGGCCACGCGGACCATGGCCCACGTCGCAACGTCGAGGACCACGCGCGCCATGCGAAGCCACTCCTTCAATCGAGACGAGTATTTATGTGTGCGAACTGGCGCGAGCGCGGCCGGCTGTTCGACCGCCAATTTTTGTCGGTCACTTTCGACGTCGCGAGACAGGCAACAGCGTCACCCGCAACCCTCGCACCATACCCAAAACCTACACGAGGACCGTTGCGCTGGCAAGAGCAAATTTCAGTTTAACCAAACAATTTCAATGGCTTGCTCTCCTGCATTCTGGCCAACCTGACAGTTTAGCGCGGCTCGGCCCGGCGGGGATAATTGATCGACGTCATCGCACGAGCCTGCTGTGCCCGGGGAAACAGCATCGCTGCGCCTTTCATGACAGATGTTGTCCATCGCATGGGGCTGATGCGCCTCTCGCACCGGTTCACATCTGAAAGGTCGCTCGCCATGTTCAACACATCGCTCACGACAGCCGCCGCAGCCGCCCTTCTCGCTTCACTGGCCTTTATTGGAAGCGCCGAGGCCGGTGGATGCGGTCACGGCGGATACGGCGGCCATCGCGTTGCCTCCAGTTCCCCGTCGCCGGCTTACGTTGCGCAAGTCCGTCAGCGCAGAGCAGCGGAAGCCCGCGCCGTCGCGGCCGCCAAGCGCCGCAAGAGCATTGAGATCGCGAACGCTCGCGAAGCCGCCAAGGACCGCGCCGTCGCCGCAGCCAAGACGGACACGGCTCCCAAAGCCACCGTCACCGCGTCCGCAGAAACGGCCGCCAAGGCACAGCCGATCGAAGTGGCGGCCAGCCCCTCCACCTGCCGCAAGTTCATTCCCGCGACCGGCACCACGGCCGAAGTCGCCTGCACGGTGGAGTGAGGGGGGGGCAGTCGGGGTCAGACGCCTGTCTGAGTGCGATCGGAGTCTGAATCCTGTCAGGGGTCTGACCCCTTGCTTGAACAGCCGCTCCAAAATCGCATCGTCCGAAAAATCGGCTGGCCAGCCGCAGGTGGCGGCGACGGCCGCATCGAGATCCTTGTGCGCCATGTCGAGCCACGCGGAGTGCGATTGGGGAGTGCGGTCGGGGTCAGACCCCTGTCTGAGTGCGATCGGGGTCAGAACACTGTCAGGGGTCTGACCCCTTTTGAACCGACCCCTTTTGAGCCTGCTTCTCCGCCCGTTCTTGATTGAGCTTGAACAGCCGCTCCAAAATCGCATCGTCCGAAAAATCGGCTGGCCAGCCGTAAGCGGCGGCAACGGCCGCATCGAGGTCCTTATGCGGCATGTCGATCACCGGCACTGCCCGCCTCCGGCAGGACGGCCAGTGGTTCCAACTCGAAGCCGGCTTGCACTACTCTTTTAATGCGCTTCGGATGCCCACTCGCATCCACGCGGTGGCACCGGCATGTAGCCTGCCCCGGCGAAGGCCGGGGATCCGACGCTGGGCCGCTACACCCAGCCCGACCCGCTCGGCTTCGTTGATGGACCGAGTGTGTATGGGTATGTGAAGGGTGCGCCGCAGTCGTACGACGATCCCACGGGGCAATATATTCAGTTTCTTTGTAGGGCCTACCCGGCTCAATGTGCAGCTGCTCTAGCGTGCCTTCGGAATCCGACGGCTTGCTCAAAGCAACTTTGCACAAAAGTTGATGGTGAAGCAATCATACACAAACTCTACAAGCCGCTTTGTAATGTTCCTAGCTGTGGCCCTAATGTTTCGAAGTTTGCCAATCAACTCCGATCGGACGCCGCTTATAGTTGTTGGGCTTTTCGAGTAGTTAGTAAGCGTCTTTGTCACGGGAACCGACCAGACCCAGGTCACGACGAAGAAATAGAGACAGCAAAGAAAAAAATAGAGAGCTGCAAAAACTATTGTGAGGCAGGGCAATGATCGGCACAAAAAATGATGGTTTATTGCGAGCTTTTGCTGTGGCTAGCTCGGAAATTACTTCAGGCGATAACGCGGCAGCAATTAAGGTTCTTTCTGAGTGTCGATCATTAAGCGAAGTTGAGCTTTCCAGCCTTGTAAAATTTAGGTCGCCCACATCGTTCGCAGACCGAATTCGCGCCGATTCGACGTTACTCACAATATGTGCCGCGCACCCTGGTTCTTATCCAGTTATGGAGTTACTGCTAACAGCAGGAGCTGATCCAAACGCACGGTGTGCAAACGGTAATCATCCCCTGTCGGAGGTCATTGATAATTCAAATAAGTGGGGGCTGAATGGCCTAGATCTTCTCACTGCGTTACTGGCACACGGCGCAAACCCCAATCAAAGCGGTCTCGCCGGCGCTGGCCTAACAGTGCTAGCTCATGCCGTGATCAGGAACCGCATCGATTTGATACCAGCACTTCTCGAAGGAGGTGCAGACCCGGATCTTGATTTGATTGGAGAGGGGTCCGCGCGCTCTAATGCAGCAAAAAATTCGGAGATATTGGCATTATTCTAGTTGGAAGTATGGGTGCTCTCATTGCTATTTCATATGTTGGAGTTGGCTCCATTCTACCGAAAATTATGTGATTCTGAGCCAGGGCTAGTCGTTCTATTTGCGTGCTCCGATCGGCGCTTCCGTTATCGACCCAGCTGGTGAAACGCAGGCGACCTACATCTACGACGCCAACGAACAGCTCGCGATCCGCGACAGCATCGCCGCGCCGGTCGGCGTCACGCACTACATCCATGACATCTTCGGCAACCCCGGCCTTCGCCGGGGCAGGCTAAATCGCCGAAACCGCCGTTGGCGGCGCGACAGGCGCCGCTGGCACCGTGCGCGAGTACATCTGGCTGTATGAAACCGAGATCGCGCCCACGTCCGGATCGCGGACGACGGTCGACCGGCCGCTGGCTGTGGTCAACGCGGTCAACACCGCTTCACCGGCGACCCTCTATGTTCATGTCGATCATCTCAACCGCCCGGTGAAGATGACGGACACGGCCAAGCTGGACGACTTGGCGATGAAATCTTCTGCGCGCATCAATATGCCGGCCCTGAGATTATGGATAACGCCGTTA